CCCGGCTGATACAAACACATTAATCCCAACCAATTTATCTTCAGCAGCAACGCTTGGTACTGTCATGTCATTAACAACATAAACATGCAACATACCGTTTGCGCGCTGTCCTGGTACAGTACCTAAAGCACTATTACCAAAACGCTGTGTACCCCAACTAATTGGATGTACATTTAAAAATGGTTCTGGGCAACCCCAACCAATCTCCACGGTAAAATCTTTCTCTTCAGCGATATCGACAATATGCGTGTAGTTGGTATTATATTCGTTAGAAGAAAATCCATATGGATCATAGACAATCTTCAGACGACCCTTATGATAGTTAGATGAAACAATTTGAAAACGATATTTCATTGTTCCTCTCCAACTCTCAAAAGGTAGTGCTGCAAAACAGCAAGCTGGCATGTGATTTTCGGACACACCACCAAAAGTCTGATTCGCCCAAACAACAGGTGTTACTTCAATAGAAAATAATCCTGATTCGGGTGGATAGACAGTTGAATCGGGTGACCAATTAAAACTAGTCAGCCAAGTCTCCCTACAAGCAATTGAACAGAGCGTCATTTCATCCGTAGCTGCCAAACCGACAGTAGTAGGATCTATTGTCAACTCTTGTTTACAATCTAACGACAATTTAGTGGCTGAATCCGGCATATTTACATTTGCTAGATTGCCCATAATTGTTGGCTTGTAGGGTTCTATATCTGACAAAGTGTTCGGCCGGGAATAACCGAACATAGTAGCCATTCCATTGATAGCACTAGCTGCGATTTCCGTCGCTCGTGCATATTGTCCAATGTATGGAACCGTTGTCAGCTGACCCATAACACGCGCCACTATACTAGCTGGTCGTGAAATAGGTCCTTTACCATATTCATCTTCTCCAGATTGTGGAACAAGTCCACCAGGTTCTGTTGAAGTAGGAATAGATAAAGTAACATCTTCAGCCCAGATAAACACTGAAATACGTGCTATATCTGAAGCTCCATTCGCATGTTGCAAATTTTGCAAGGTTCTAATAGAAATTTCTCCCATCTCACGCCATTCCTGTCGAGGTATACTCAAATAATTTTTGGGCCAGAAGAAAGGTAATATCATATCACCACCTGAAGATGTTGTTGGATCAAGGTAAATGTGCGGTCTTTGGGAAGCTGCCACATTGTCTAATCGACTTAAACCTCGATCAACATAAAAATCATCCGAAAGATGCAATGGTTTGTAATTGGCCATCAATCTTCCAAAATGAAATCCGTTTCCGTTAATCAAAAATTTAACATGCAACTTACATCGCAAGTTATTAAAATTTGATATACGATTAATAACACGAGGATTTTCAAAAAATGTTGTCCACGGGTTAAAATTCTGATAAAAATCAGGAACGGATGTACTCCACGAATAATCAATTTTGATTGGTCGGGAGAAGAAAGACCCCAAATCAGCGTCATTGTTCTCTGCTGTTTTGAACGTCTCATCGGGCTGGGAATCCACCGAATATGTATACGATGGATTCTGATCCTTAAATGACACCATCTGTGTCTGTGTTTCTGTATTAGTAGTATTTATTGTTACATTAAACTTATTAAGGTGTATTTATGATTATCCTAATCTATTTCCCTTAAAATAGATTGGACAGAGCCCACATTTTTAGCTGACCAAGCTACTCCTAAATAGGAGCGTTACAGTCCATGATATACTTTCCTCACACTAAATTCTCGGTCTGGGGACGGGTTATAATGCCGGTAAATCAGGTATATCACAGTTCGTTTTAGCGATTCCGCGATGAACTTCGCGGAGGGTAATTACGCGCCCAGCGGGATTTTAACGTCTCCACGACGGGATTTTAACGTCTCCACGACGGGGCTGAAAATACTTAATGCAGCATCAATACGCCTGGATCAGCAATATCAACTGCTTTCAGTTTCTTTCCGAGATAACTGTCTACCATATCCTGGTACGACGGCAACTCACCCACAAAAGTAACTAATCCATGAATATCACGGATTCGCTCCAATTGTTCTTTGCGCAATTCATAAACATCTTTACCATGAAAGAAATATTCACGAGCAGCGCTCTTTATGGCATCACCAGCAATTTCTTCTGGCAACGCCGTGGATCCACGTCGTGACATGTAATTATGGAGTGACTTAACAATAGAAGCTTCTTCAATGGGTGCAACCCAATTGCCTAAAACTTCGTTGTACACAAAACCTCTCTTCAAAAAAGAAGTTTCTTCCAAAGTAATAAAAGGAACTGATTCAGCTTCTTTGTCTGCCATAGTGTATTTGATACCTACTTTAGCCAATTCATTAGAAATAGCCGTATGATTGAACTTTTTATCGTCCTCATGTACACTCATAGCATTATCATCTCCGTAACATATAAGAGCTACCCGATTATGAAAAAGGGGTACTTGCTCATTTTCATAAAGAGCATAATAAGCATATCGCAAATAAATGCTATTCTGCAAATTGTTAATAATCACAGTCAGTGGATGTCCAGACGGATTTGACCCGAATACCTTGACAAAAACGCCATTGTATTCATAAATAGGCAAACAAATCTCTGTAGCAATACCGCGCATAATCGTTAATTGACGTGCCGTATATCCGGCTTTTTCAGCCATACGAATCATAACATCAAATGCGGAAAGCGTTGCTTCAGGACAAACACGCTTATCATAAGCAGCATAATCACCAGCAATCATACGTGTAGTTGAATACTTGGTAAGCTTTTTAGTCAAACGTGTCCATTCTGGACCATGCGCATTGATGCCCACAGCACACTCGAAATCATCCCAATTGGTTTGAATTACGCGAATGATGGACAAATAATACTTGCGCACAAGTAATGTGAAAGCAAATTCGCAACCAGCGAATACGCGAACCTTATCTTTAGTAAGTTTGGTCGCTTCATCTTTCAAATTACCACGGAAAATAGTGTGAATCCTCTCACCATGAGCTAAAACAGTTTCCATTCTATCTAACTCTTCCCAAAATTGATCATCCATTTCCAAAGGACATGAAATTCCATCAATTTTGATTTCGGATTCGCGCACGAAATTACTCTTTTGCTTATTGATCGGAAATCCCATCGATGTAGATAAATCTACACGATCAACAGAATTAATCCCATCAGCACCAGCTAAAATGACTTCATGCGAATATGGATGAATTAAATCAAGCATTTCAGGTTTTCGTTCAAAAATCTCGTCAACCATTGCGTTCATATCATCGCGTGCTTTCTTTAAAATAATAGGTCTAAATTTCCCAGTGGGATGCGACATCAACGATAAATCGCGTTGCCAATGCACCCAGGAATTCATTCCTTTTGGTTTACCATGAAGTTTAGGTAGTCCCATAATTTCCGTCACAGAGTCTGAAATAACACTCTTACGCACCTGGGATTTAAACGTTCTGGTTCCTAATGGATGTGGTCCATAGACTTCTCCAATAGGTTGATAACCATCTTCATCCACAAGCCAATTGACAGCACTCGATTGTGGTGTCTCTCCATTTGGCTTATAATCAATGCCATACTTTTCTGTTGGCATTGTACCGCTGGAATGTGTTTCCAACACTCTGCGTGAACGTAGTTCATTTACAGCCTCCAAAACTTGTGACTGATATAATTTACCTGCAATTCCTAGTGTTGTATCAACATAGCCCGCTAAGTGAAATCCCGCAATAAACGGTTTTACTTTACGTGCAATATGTGTCATCATACACAATCCTCTGAAAGTTTTCTCTGCATAAGTGTATTGAAAACCATCAAAATTTTGTTTGGGTGTAGCAATATGCCTATCCAAATCTATCTTGACCTGGTGGCGTGTTACTTCACCCTCTGGATCCTTATATAAAGTTATACAATGGGTTCCAGACATATTGTACTCCGAAGTAGGAAGAAAACGCGCCAAATTAGGTACATCACCACCACTTGTCAACGATAGTACAATGAAATCGGTATTCGGAATTCTATACCAGATTTCTGGACCAATTAATTGAGTTGGATTCTTACCTAAAACTCCCATAGGAGTAGTTTGGATTTCAATCTCATATTCTTGGTCCTCAAACATGTGAGACGGAGCTAGCCAATAATTTCCCTGCAAAGGGATAACGTTGCATCTTCGTCTAACAGTCTTTTCCATGTTGTATATATACAAATGTCCCATAGACCTTGAAACTAAATTAGTTAAAGTATCTACCGTAGTAGTTTCGCTCGCAGTCGAAACTGGCACAGGAACATGAACAACACGTTTCCAAGGGCTCTCTACATCTGTGTCCAATTTTTGTGGAACACCAAGAGCACTGCCCTGCGGAACAAGCGCACGAAACAATTTTAATACTGATCGTGCAGAAAAGATAGCGACAGGAATTCCAATCGCAGCACATGCCGCAATTTTCAAGATCTTTACCTTTTCTTTTCTTGCTAACGCAAGTGTATCACATGCAATCTTGTAAGCACGGTCAACATAATTCGATTTTTCAACAATTTGTTGCAATGTTTCCTCCGATTGAATCTCAATGTCTTTAAAATCACTAAGTTCTTCCAATGGATCCCATTGTTTAATAACAAATTTTTCCTCATCACCTTGTTCTTCAAGACCTAAGAAATAATCTTTTGTCTCTTGCAATGCATCAGCACACAATATACACTCAGTAGGAAAACAAGCGTGGCAACACAATTCAGTATCATACATTTCCTCAATATTGGCGACATATGATTTCTGAAATCCAAAATGCTCTTCGGATTTTTGTTTCAAAATCTCTAGCGCCTCATAAATGGAAGCGCCCTTTTTGATATCCACAAAATTATATCGATCAGCTGCATTTTCATCATCTTCACGAATAATTTCGACATATTGAACATCAATGAGCCAAGCATCAGGCATAAAACCCAACATCTTGGTTCGATCCAAACCCTTAGTCTTTTTGTCAGTAAATTCAGGACGAATTTTCACATCAAAAATCAATTCAAAACGTCGTAAAATACTAACTGGCTCATTTGAAAAACTAGATGCCATTAAATGTTTGACATTAGTAGTCACAGAAACCACTTTAGGTTGAATCATAATATTACCCTTCAAATCTGCATTAGCATTAAGAGCAGCTTTCGGCACATTGTTCAAAAAATCAATAATCTTAGCCGTCGGACTACCATCATACTTGTCTGCACATGTATTACCAAAATCGTCCATAGTCACAGCCATATGGTGCGCCTTATATTCAGATTGGTATTTATCATTGTCATTTAAAGTAATAATATTTTCCTTTCCACTAGAATAACCATTGTGATGTAAACACACTTTGGTTGCATAAGCATTGATTGTTGTTTTACCAACACTTGAACCTCCATAAATGAGAAGGCCAAATGGTTTGGTTCGAATGCAAGAACTTTTCTGACATAAAATCAAACTGGTTCTAACTTTCGACAACACAACTAATCTGTTGGTCAATACATTGCGCATCTGTGGACTTTTCTCCACTTTCAACATGGAAGCGTACGTGGCATTTAATTTTTGCAAACGCACTTCGTACTCAGACTGATCTTTAATAGATTCACTATAATCATCAAGACCAGACAAATTTCCAGTTTCAAGC